AAGGGGGAGCTTGTGCTGGACGGGCAAAAGCAGAAGGGTCTGTATCGTATGATCGACTTCACGACTGCGCTGTCTGAAAAGCTCGGCACCGCATTCGGGTCTGGCGGTATAGCAAGTCTGCTCCATACGTTCAAGAGCGGGCCGGATGAAACACACGCACCACTCCCGTCCGTAACGAACAACCAGAACGAGGCTATCCATTTTGGTGATGTTTACATCTATGGGGCGAACGAAGATACTGCCAAGCAGCACAGAGAGATCAACCGGCAATTCACCAATGAGGTTCTTGCGAACCTTCACATCAAACGATAACCACACAGTGGAGGGGAGTCGCTATGCTCCCCTCCACAATCATATAAGGAAGGAGGTAGCAACACATGGGCGTAGTCTGTGGTATATACAAAATTCAAAACACAGAAAATGGGCGTATGTATATTGGGCAAAGTAAGGACGTGCGTTCCAGATTCAATAGTCATAGATTGGAACTTTGTAAAAACAAACATCACAACAGATATTTGCAGGCTGCTTGGAATAAGTATGGCGCATCATCTTTCGAGTTCTCGTTAGTCGAAGAGTGCCCAATAGAAATGCTCGATGAGCGTGAGACCTACTGGATTAGCAAATTAAATACGCATAACGATGGATATAACTTGGACTTTGGTGGGAAAGGCACTCGCGGGTACATACATACACCTGAACAGCGTCAGAAAAAATCTGAACGCTCCAGGGGTCGTGTATTATCTGAGGAAACAAAGAACCACATGCGCAAACCGCATGTATGCACAAGAGGTGTCAATCACCCGCTTTATGGTCTGAAGTGGGCAGATAGATTTCCTGATGATCGGCAAAATGAGATTCGAGCAAAAATAAGCACAAAATTAAGTGGCAAAAATAATCCGAGATATGGCGTAAAAGTTTCTAACGATATTGCAAAGCGGATATCTGATAGCAACAAGCGCCACTATGAGATATTTGGCAGTCCACTCAAAGGAAGGCGTTTCCCAGAGAGGCGTGGCGGGAAATCACCATCGTCTGTTCGAGTGATTTGCCTGAATACTGGAGAGATTTTCTGTTCGATTACAGAAGCAACTGAGAAGTATCCACAGGCAAATAATATCTCAAGGTGTTGCTCAGGGAAAATATCATATTCAGGGAAAGATGCACATGGTGTAGGTTTGGTGTGGCGGTATATGCCTGGTTTCGGTACCACGTTGGAGGGAGATGATAGGTGTGTTCAATAGCTATGAATTTACATATGCAGGAGAATCATCTTACCAATACGGGTTGATGATATACGACTATGACGGGAATGGACAGAGTAATGTCAGCTTTGGGAATCAGGCTGCAATCGTAGAGACGCGAACAAACAACCGTATCCAGCCTTTACACTTCGGCGTTAACTATCATCAGAAACCACTGGAGTTCAAGTTGGTCTTCGGCGCGGAGAACCCACTGGACAGGTATGACCTGCAGAACATATCCATGTGGCTGACAGGTCACCAACAGTATCAGTGGCTGTCTATTGACCAGCCGGATTTGGAGCATGTCCAGTTCCGGTGTCTGATCACTAAGCTGACTCCTCTCGCACACAGTTGGCTCCCTGTTGCTTTTGAAGCAAACGTCCTGTGTGATTGCCCGTACGCCTACGGATATCCGTTTGAGGAGAGCTACACTATCAACGGCGAGACCAATATTCTGTTCCGCAACAACGGCTCAGTCCGTGAGTATTTTAAGCCGTATATTTCTTTCCGCCCTGCACTTGGTACAACGGAGCTGAAGATTGTCAATGCAGATGATGGCGGCAGGGAATTTCTGCTGAGCGACATACCTACCGGCGCCGCTGTCGTGAACATTGATAATCGCAATGGAATCATACAAGACCAAGACAACAAGTTCAATCTGTACGATGGGTTCAAAGATTGTATGAAGTTCTTCAGGCTTGTCCATGGAGACAACAATCTTGTTGTTACCGGGAATGGGACACTGACAATCTACGGTAGGTTCTTGTATAACGTGTCAGCGTAAGGAGGTGCAGGATGTATCTCGACTATTCAAAGATTGAGTTCGACCGGGATGGCAATCCTGAGATGCCAGAGCTGATGCTGAAAACACTGAGCGACAAAGTGATCGGCGTGATACCCGGCGTACACAAACTCAAACTGAACATCAAGTTTTCTGAACCAAGCGAGATTTCATTCGATGTTCCAGCCGTCATCGACGGTGTGGAAAATCCCATATACAAGTATCTGTGTGGTCATAAGCAGATTTACACAGAACACTATGGCGTGTATGAAATCATCAACCCAAAGACATCCGCTGACGGTATCTCTGAAATCAAGCATGTCACCGGATACTCCTATGAGAAAACGTTGGAATCTAAAAAGTTCTTTCTGGAGGAAGGTACGTTCAACTTTTGGAACCCAGCGTCACCAACAGACACGGTGCTTGGTCGTATTCAAGAGACCGCGATCGGATGGAGAATCGGATATGTCTCACCGACACTGATTGGTAAGTATCGTACATTCGACGGGTATGACAACTATTTGCTCCAGTTCATATACAACAGCGCACCTGAGAAATATCGCTGTGTATTTGTGTTCGATACATACGAGAGAACCATCAATGTCTATGACAGCGACCAGCGGATAGCTAACCTGCCAATCTATCTTGACTTCGACAATCTGGTAGAGAAGCTGGATATAACCGAGAAAAGCGACGAGCTTGTCACGGCACTTAGCCCGTATGGTGCAGACAATCTGGATATCCGTGCAGTCAATCCAACTGGTACCAACTGGATATATGACCTTTCGTATTTTATTGCGAACGGTGATATCAAGGGGGATCTCGCTGATAAGTGGAATAGCTGGCAGAGCAGCGTACTGAGCAACCAGATGTACTATAAGGGCCTTGTCGCTTTGCAGGCTTCTACGACGGCAAAGGTTCTTGCAGAACAGGCTGAGCTTACAGATCTGAACGGTCAGCTTGACTCCATGATCAATCAGCAGAGCGTTACGATTCAGGCGCTGGCTATGGAAACAACAGCCGCCGGAAAAGCGAGCCAACAGAATCTGCTGAATACAATCAACGCGAACATCAAGGCCAAGAAGGCTGAGATCGATGCCAAACAGAATGAGATAGATACATCAAAAAGAGAACTGGCATCGTACACAGATGAGATCAAAGCTATCGTTGACGAGCTGTCAATCAAGAAGTATTTCACCGACAGTGAGTATAAGGAACTGTCAAACTATATGACAGAACAGGATATCACTGAGAAGACATTCGTTGCGTCTACTGTAGATGCCACTGTGTCTGGTGAATCTTATTCTGTACCTAATACGAATGTTTCCATCAGCAGTTCGTCGATATCCATGGTTGATCTGACGGGCAAGTTCTCAAAGCGGATGTTCGTACTTGCCGGCGGTACACTCGCGCTGTCCGGCAGTATGTCTATCTCATGTGACATTATCAGGGGAACGGTAGAGACAAAGAACAACGGCGCATTCGTTATGAGCGTGTATGCCGGGACGATCCACGTCGGGACTAAAACGGCCTCAAGTGGTCTCATTACGATATCCGGTACGTACTCAGGGCTATCAAGTAATATCGCCCCTGTGACGGTGGATGGTGTGACTACGAACGAAGGAACAACAATGAAGTTTACTGTTTCGTCCGGGTCAATGTTCCTGACCGGCAATGTCAGCGACTATCAGAAATACTCCGTTCAGATGGAGCTGTATGACTACGCGGTCAAAGTTCTCAAAGACCTTGCAACACCCACCTATGAGTTCACTGTGGATTCTGGAAACTTCCTGTTTGAGCAGGAGTTCGCCCCGTTCCGAGATGGACTGGAGCTTGGCAAAGGCGTGTACCTGAATGTTGGGCCGTACGTTGTTACACCATATATCATTGAGTTTGAGCTGAGCTTTGAGGATCGCAGCGCGTTCTCCATCGTATTCTCCAACCGCTTCAAGAGACCTGACGAAACGAATACTCTCGTAGACATGATCGAGAAGAGCTATTCGAACAGCCGCAGCTTTGACGCAAGCAAGTATATCTACAACCAGACAACGTCGCAGGCGTCAGAGGTATCGAAGTTCATGTCAGACGCATTGGATGCTGCAAAGAATGCGGTGCTTGGTGGTTCAGGTACGGTCAAGTATGACGCGACCGGACTGACCATAGGCGTTGGTTCCAGATATCAGATCCGCATGGTTGACCGCATGATCGCCATGACAGATGACAACTGGGAACACGCGAAGGTTGGCATCGGTTTGATTGCCACACCAGACGGGGGGAGCAACTTCGTTGTCAACGCCGAGGTCATCGGAGGCAAACTGATCGTCGGTAATAACCTGGTGATTGAGAACGAAAATGACACAGGCGTGATGCAGTTCAAGGTGGATGCCTCCGGCGCTTGGCTGAACAACGCAACCTTTATCCTTCAAAAAGATAACGGAGGGAAGATCATCATCGACCCGAAGTATGGCATCGTGGGTGGGAATGGCAACCTGTATACCACAAGCGGGACAACGGTAACACCAGCATTCATCGACAGTAGGGGCAAGATCACGCTCGACTCAGATGGTATGCCGACCAACTCCAACTTCTACCTGGACATCCGTGATGGTAGTGTGTACTTTCGCGGAAAGATTTTCGCACAGGCTGGTGGTAAGATCGGTGGATTTACCATCAATACAAGTGAGCTCGTATCTAACACATCAGGGTACGAGGTTGGTATCAATGGAGACCCATTGTATTCTGCAGACAATCCAAATTATGCGTATGCTTTTTGGGCCGGGTCGTATACACCGTCCCGTGCGAAGTTCTGGGTCAAGAAGGACGGG